TTGATGGACTAAAAGAAGGAAACGAAAAAGAAAGTTCAAAACAAACATTTACAAAAGCAACAATTGAAGGAACAACTATAGGACAAGATCCAAACACTCAAATCATTACTATTGTAGATGCACAAAATATAAGCTTACAACGACAAGTAAGTGATTTTGTTAAAGTTAACGTAGAATCACAAGCAGGTGTAAATGTAACAATTTCACAAGATGGTAAGGAGTATAATGTCATCATTAATAAAGGCGGTAATTCTAATATTATCATTAAACAATCAAGTTAAATGCGTTTAGGTATAGCAAGTATTTTAGTAGCACTCTTTATTTGGAATCCTTATCCATTTCAATATTTAGAGTTAAAAGGATATGATACTCTTATCATGTCTACAGAACCCGTACAAAATGAAAACATACTGATTGTTGACTTAGATGAAGACATTGTAAAAGCTTACGAAGGCTACCCCTTACCAAGAAGTCTTTATGCGGAACTCATCACAAAAACAAATGCAGTTCCAGGAATTACAGTTTTAATGCCCGATGCAGATATTCGTGGCAAAGAGAATGATGTTTTACTAAGTAATGCAATGATGAACGTACCTACTGTACTTGCTTCAGCAGCATCTACTCAATCATCAAAAGAAAGCCTACATGTAGGCACAGCCCAATTGGGAGAGGATCCATTACCATGGCTATATCAGTATCCAGGAATTTTACGTACAGAGTCTATTCTGGAGTTAAGCAGAAAGGGGTTAGGACTAGTAACCGCTACACCGGAAATAGACGGGGTTACTCGACGTATTCCCCTAGTCGTAAACGTACAGTCAAAACTTTACCCAGCTTTCGCCTTGGAACTCTTAAGACTCGCCGTAAACGATCCTTCGTACCAGCTAAAAACAACACAAGAAGGTATTGATTGGATAAGGGTTCCTAGCTACCCGTTGATGAAAACAGATGCAAATGCTAGAATATTTTTAGATTGGAACACAAAGTTCTATAAACAGACAGGAAGTGAGTTTTTAAACTCTCCAATTGATGCACCTTTTGTTATTTTCGGAGTAACAGCAGAAGGTGTAGTTAACCCAACACCCACTCCAGCAGGATTAAAGTACCCACATGAAGTTCAAGCAAATATTTTACATAATCTTATTAATGGTAGCGCTCCTTCTACCCCTACTTGGGGTCCAGCAGGAGAGTTATTTGGCCTTGCACTCGGCTTATTACTTATTGCCTTAACAGTTTCATCCATTTACATTAGTGCGCCTGTAATATTTTTACTAATTGGAGGTTCTATGTTCGGCGCCTGGTACTTGTTTCAATCTTCTTACTTGTTTGACGTCACAGGCCTTATTGTAATCTGGTTTTTATTCTGGAGTATTGAAAGTTTCCGTAATTTTATTACGCAATATTTGCTTCGATTACAAATTAAACAACAATTCGGGACGTATGTATCTCCGGACCTCGTAAAAAAATTACAGGAGGACCCAACGTTGCTGAGATTGGGTGGGGAGACCAAACGACTCACTTTTCTTTTTTCAGATATTCGAGGATTCACACCAATTTCTGAAAAATATCAAAAAGACCCACAAGGTCTTACAAAATTAATTAACCGATTTTTGGATAATCAAACAGAAATCATACTAAAACATGGTGGTACAATCGATAAATACATGGGAGATTGTATCATGGCATTTTGGAATGCTCCACTTGATGTAGAAGATCAAGAACGAAAAGCAACAGAATGCGTACTAGAAATGCGAGAGGCATTAGCAGAATTAAATGAAAAACTTAAGGAAGAAAATCTCGATCAAATCAATACTGGAGCAGGAATCAACTCTGGGTTATGTGTTGTTGGTAACTTTGGTAGTAGCAGTCGTTTTGATTACAGTGTACTTGGAGACGCAGTAAACTTAGCCGCTCGATTAGAGTCATCATGTAAGAACTATGATGTTGATCTTGTCATATCTGAATACAGTTTAGTTGACGGATATGACTACGAATTCTTAGATGAAGTGACGGTAAAAGGCAAGTCGGAACCAGTTAAAATATATACCATCAGAAAATAATACTTGACTTTTATCCTCACTTTTGATATAATTACACTCATACGAAGAAAAAATCTTCAGGAAATTAGGAACTAGATATGGACGTAAACGAAGTCGCAGCTGAGTTAGTAAAACACGAAGCCGTATGTGCAGAAAGATGGAAAACTGCTTTTAATCGCTTTGACGAGACAGCTTCACAGATAAGAAGAATAGAAACAATTTTAATTAGTTCAGCAGGCACTATTATTGCAGGGGGTCTAGCTGTGCTATGGACAATATCTAGTTTACATTAAGGAAAAATTATGATCGAAGGATACAAAACAAAGGAAATGAAACCCGCCAAAACTAAAAAAGTAAAAGAAGTTATCTTTCAAGGAGACGATGGACTATTTTACTTTGAATGGGAAGGCAAAAAACAAGGTTTCACTAAAAAAGAAAACGCTGAAATAGCACTAAATAGATTGAAAAATGAGCAATAGTATTGAAGAAGCTTTGAAAAAAGCAGTTGAGAAAACAGACTCAACAAAAGTAGTTGATGGAGAGGGGTCAGAAGCCTCACAAGAACTTTCAGCAAGAGTTAAAAAACTTATGTCTCGAAAGACTAACCTACAACGTAAAAGAAGAAATCGTTTACCAAGCAGCATAAGATGAACAAAAAGCTTTCCCACGAGGAACGCTATAAGATCTGCAAAGAATGCCCAAACTTAGATAAACGGTGGAAAGTCTGTAAAGTTTGTAATTGTTTTATGCCCCTCAAAACAAAAATTAGATGGGCAGAGTGTCCTGAGGAACCGCCTCGTTGGACATAGGAAGAAATATGCCGTATCATTCAAAACCAAAAAAGAAAAAAGGTAAAAAGAAGAAAAAGTAATGCCTGTACGTAAAGTAAAAGGCGGCTATAAGTGGGGCAAGTCTGGCAAAGTTTATAAAACTAAAAAACAAGCTGAAGCCCAAGGCAGAGCAATATACGCTTCTGGGTATAAAAAGAATGGCAAGAAAAAGAAAAAGCGTTAAAAAGAAACCAATTCCGACAAACCCTACGCTATACGCAAGAATTAAAGCGCAGGCAAAAAGAAAATTTAAAGTTTATCCGAGTGCATATGCAAATGGATGGTTAGTAAAAACTTACAAAGCAAAAGGCGGTAAATATCGCATGGGAAAAAGAAAATGAAAGGACTATACACAGGAGACGGAAAATTTATCGTTAAAAGTGGACACACAGATGCTGCTTCTGCAATAACAAGTTGCAAAATTATTATGAGCCATTGCCAAATGATTCTAGATGGATTAGAAGGTAACGAAGGAATGGACAAGCTTCCTACATGGTGGACAAATAAATTAGCTATTTCTGAATACGAAGTTGTATCAGCTGCTAATTATTTATCATCTGGAGATATTGAACACGAACATGGCGAAACCTAAAGGTGGTTTAACAAAGTGGTTCAAAGAAAAGTGGGTAGATATAGGCCGTCCTAAAAAGAAAGGAAAATATCAACCTTGTGGTAGAGGAAAAGCAAAAACCTCCCGAAGAGGCTATCCTAAATGCGTACCTTTAGCTCGTGCTAGAACTATGAGCAAGGCTCAAAAGAAATCTGCTGTTCGAAGAAAAAGAGCAGTAAGTCAAGGAGTCGGAGGCAGACCAACAAATGTTCGAACAATCGCAAAAAGAGGAAGGAAAAGAACTAAGAGATAAAGAACGTCAATTTGTTGACTGGGCTTTACAACGAATTTCTCAAGGCGAGTTTCGAGAAAATTATTACAAACTATTAAAACAATACGAGGAAGAAAATGGTAGAATGGTTAAAGATTAAATGGACACAATTTGTGAACATTGTCTCAGGGAAAGATAAGAACTGGGACGGTCAAGTGGATATTAAAGATAAATTAATAGAAGCGGAACAAAAAGCTAAAAGCTAAAATATCTTAGCTAAGTCGTATAAGGACTAGCATGATTGATAAACAAAATCTAATTAAAGAAATTTTAAGTGTAGTAGGAATGTCAAAACAACTACTAATCGCACTAGAATATAAATTACAACTTAATCAACAAATTAGAGAAAAGTTGAACAACGGGCAGAAATGCCAAGAGCTTATTGAAAGCATAGGACAATAAAATGGCAAGACAAGGTGGATTTTTAGTTGGACCCAGCGTACACGGAACATCTAAATTACAAAAACATAAATTAAAAAGAGGTCTTACTAGAGATCTTAATGCTGCAGCAGGAACTTACGTAAATACTAAGTCTCCAATGACTACCGCAGGTGGTTTCTATGGTGCAGCTCCAAAGGGCGTAGGTCCAAGATTCGGCAAAACAGTAAATCCAAAACAAGCACGTTTTGGTAAAAAAGGTGCAGGTCGAATTTTACCACGTAGAGGACGATAAATATTATACATAAAGACTTTCATGAAATGATGAAAGCAGGACGACTACAATACGTCGTGAACATGGTTACAAATGGCACTAACGACAGCAGAAAAAGCAAGATTAAAAAAGGCAGGACTAAGCGGACTAAATAAACCGAAAAGGACTCCCAAGCACCGAACTAAAAAAGCAGTTGTTGCTGTACGAGTTGGTGGCAAAGTAAAAATCATACGTTTTGGAGCACAAGGCATGGGACATAATTATAGTCCTGAAGCTAGAAAAAGTTTCAAAGCGAGACACGGAAGAAATATTGCTAAAGGCAAATCTTCCGCAGCCTATTGGGCAAACAAAGTATTTTGGGCAGGAAAAGGTGGATCTAAAAAGATGCCACCTAAGTCCCAAAAATATGTTAGAGGAATTAAACGAAGGAAAAAATGACAGTACCAAAAGTAATAGACAAGCGAGAAGCCTGGTTAGATGGTTTGTCTATGTACGCTATAGAGCAACTAAGAAATGCTGAACGCAGAGAAGAAAGAGGCTTAACACGAACTCAACGAGAGCGTGAATACATAGATCTTTGTGGGGGTTATTTATATTTATTACAATTAGCCAAAGAATACGGAATGTTTGAATCCGAAGACCCTTTTAATTTATTTAACAAAGAGACTCTACATTGATAGAAATAAGCCGCTCAGATATTGTCCCCGACTACTTAATGGATATAGAGCCAGAAAGTCGTTTCATAAAACTCCCTATCGAAGGGTACCTTGATCTATTAGGGATCGAGCCTAATAGTTCACAAAAGGCAATTATAAATGCCATCAATAATCCTAAATATCGTTTTGTCTGCGCGGCTGTCTCACGTCGTCAAGGAAAAACATATATCTCAAACATTATAGGACAACTGGTATGTTTAGTACCAGGAGCAAATGTTCTACTAATGTCCCCCAACTATTCACTATCTCAAATATCTTTTGATCTTCAAAGAAATCTTATAAAACATTTTGACTTAGAAGTTACACGAGATAATGCAAAAGATAAAGTTATAGAACTATCTAATGGATCTACTATAAGAATGGGATCTATCAATCAGGTAGACTCTGTAGTTGGTAGATCATATGATCTTATTATATTCGACGAAGCTGCACTTACAGATGGGCGAGATGCATTTAATGTGGCACTACGGCCAACACTTGATAAAGAAAATTCAAAAGCTATTTTTATTTCTACTCCACGAGGAAGAAATAATTACTTTGCAGAATTCTACTATCGAGGATTCTCAGAAGAGTTTCCAGAATGGTGCAGTATAAAAGCAACTTATCACGAAAATCCTCGAGTATCTGAAATAGATATTATTGAAGCAAGAAAAACTATGTCTGAAGCCGAATTCAACCAAGAATATATGGCAGACTTTAATGTTTTTGAAGGACAAATCTGGAGATTTAATCACGAAGAATGTGTATCAGATCTAAGTGAATTTGATACAAGTCGTATGGATGTGTTTGCAGGACTTGACGTTGGTTATAAAGATCCTACAGCGCTATGTGTTATTGCGTATGATTGGGATAATCAAAAATATTATATTGTAGATGAGTACTATAACTCAGAAAGAACAACAGAACAACACGCAAAAGAAATTCAAAAACTAATTAAAAAATGGGATATTGATTATATTTATATTGACTCTGCAGCTCAACAAACTCGTTATGATTTTGCACAAAATTATGATATTAGTACTCTTAATGCAAAGAA